ATACATAGAGTAGGGTTTTGTGATGAAACGGCCATCACCTGGTTGGTACGTAATTTTCGTGACTTCAGCACGTAATGGCCATTTGAGCCATGCGGCAGCTGCTGAAACTACCTTGAATGAAATTGAACCATTTGACTTCAAACTACGCTCTTGATAGTCTAGTTGTGCTTGCAGATGTTCCTTAAATGCAGATGGTGAAATTTTAGACAGAGTATGTTGATTGATGATGAGACCAGGATCTTGGATATATACATATTTGTCATTGAGTTGCCAAAGTGGTGCAGTTAAACCTAATGGTTCGGCTTCTGTAAGTAAGTTATGAAATGCTGAATTAGTAGAATTACTGGCATATACCAGAAAATCATCTAATCCTACTTTTTCTAGGCCTGGTAGTTGTGGTAGTGAAACTAAATAAACAAAACTACCATGGCGATGAAGCTCTTTGCTAAGCTCTAATAGAGCAGTACATACCATTGGATTTGTTTTATAGTCAGAATCAAAACAGATATATACATTGCGTTTGGGCCAAACAACTAAATCTAGACTAGGAAGCCATGTAATACCAAGACGATGGCTGCGCCAATTATATACACCACCTAACCCGATAGTTGGGAAACCTTCTTTGCAGGCTTTGGCTGCTTTTAATTCACCTTCAGTGATAATCAATGGATGGTCTGGATTGTTGATAATAGCTGACCAATCTTGATTACCAGGATAATAAGCAACTGGTGCTGTATTAGGCTCTTGGACATAGCGAATCGGTTTTTTCTCAGTTAAATTAGAAAAGTCGAATGGAGTTTCTAGGTATCTGATACGATAAAATGGGCGTGATTGTGGCCAATCATTGATAGGTTGTTTATCAGGGCCCAAGTAATCAATACGTAAACTGTAAAGTGGTTTGAATGTTTGATGTTGGGCTGCAGTTTGTATTCGGTTCAAGCAATGTATATGGAGTAATTCAGCATCATCGAGTGTAAGTCCACTAGATTTAAGTTTGTCTATCCCTAAAGATAATGCTTTGTGGTCAATAATTGAAGTGATTTTATTCCTTGATGTCGTCATTGCATTTAAGTCCTTAAGTTATTATGGATCGTCAATTAAGTGAATAAATATAGTTATTTTGCCACATTATTTTCTAAGAATGATAACCATGCACTAAGATCATTGAACAACTAAAGAAGATGAAGTATAAAAACATACCACAAGATGAATTATAGTCTATCTATCAATATTTGTAAATATGTGGGTTATATGTTGTGGATGTAATAGGTATAAATTCTTATAAATCAATATCTTAAAATAAATTTTGTCTTACATTTGCTGCAGCATTTTCTGCTACAGAATTACTACAAATACCCCGTTCGCTATTCTACTATACTTTCTATATATATATTTCTTCTTCTTCTTCTTTATATAAAGGAGAGTAGGATAAGTAGTACTGTAGAAAATCTATCAAATTAATAACTTGGAGAGCTACATATGACCACATGACTATAGTTAGTGTAGTGCCACAAAAATGTGCGCTCAGGAACTTAAATCGTGTTATAATATATTTAGTATCACAAAATTATGAGGAATTGAATTATGGCAAGTGAAGGTGATAACAAACGGGGAGTAGGCCGCCCTAGAGGTGCAGTGTCGAAAGTCTCTGCAAGAGCTAAGTTGGCCGCTATGGAAACTGGATTGCTTCCACATGAGTGGTTGCTGAAAGTCAGCCGTGGTGAAGGCATTAAACATAGGCATTGGGTTATTAAGTGTGATGCTAAGGGTAATGAAAAGAATCGCACACTCGTGGAAGAAGAAATTTATGCTGATTTTCAAACTCGAGTTGATGCAGCAAAAGCTGCTGCTCCATACTATGCGCCACGCCTTGCAGTGCAAACAGTTTCAGTAACTGATGCACCAGAAACTATTATTGAAGCATTGAAAGCTATTACAAAGCATTTGCCAGTATGATGAATCCTAATCCTATTCAACAAAAGGATATTGATCGTTGGTATCCATTAATTGATCATCCTGTTCAAACTGACTTAGTCAATGATAATGTGCGGTTTAAAGTTGTGCCTGCGGGTCGTCGTTCTGGCAAAACTGAAAGAGCTAAACGCTTTGTGGCACGTGAAGCTATGCGTAAACTTGGTTCATATTTCGTAGCAGCTCCTACTCGAGACCAAGTTCGACGAATTTATTGGGCAGATTTGAAACGATTGTGTTTCACTTCAATTCTTGGTAGTCGTTCAATTAGTGAATCTGATCTTCAAATTCGTTTGCCTAATGGTAGCACGATTAGTCTAATTGGTCTTGATCAGCCTCAACGCATGGAAGGAGTATTTTGGACTGGTGGTATTATTGATGAAATTGCAGATGTGCATGAAAATGCATGGCAAGAAAATATTTCACCAGCTTTGGATACTTTTGATCCATTGCATCCTGGTTACCGTCCATGGTGTTGGTTGATCGGTGTACCTAATGGCCTGAATCATTTTTATGACATGGCCGAATATGCTCAGATTAGTGGTGATAAGAATTGGAAACTTTATGCATGGAAGTCAGCTGATATTCTTCCACCTGATATGATCGAAGCGGCTAAATGCCGTATGTCTCCACGACAATATCGCCAAGAGTATGAAGCTAGTTTTGAAACTGTATCAGGCCGAGTGTATGAAGATTACGGCCCACATAATTATACACAAGAAATTATCAAACCACATGAACAAATTATGTGGCACCATGATTTTAATTACACACCTATGAGTTCAGGTATTGGCGTGCAACGTGGCAATAATTTTTATATTCTTGATGAAATTATTTTGACTAGTGCAACATCACGCCAATCAGCTGTTGAATTCGTAGAAAAATACAAAAACCATGCTAATCGTAAAGTTATTGTGTATGGCGATCCTGCAGGACGCGCTGGTGAAAAACATGGTCATGCTTCAGATTACACGGAAATGGAACAGGTATTACGAGCTAATAATTGGCAGGTCGAACGTCGTGTTAAGCTTGCTGCTCCTGCTATTAGGGATCGTCAGAATTCAGTACGTGCTAAAATCAAAAATGCGGCTGGTGAAGTTAGTTTGTTCGTAAATATCAATCATGCAAAGTATGCTCACAAAGGTTTAGCCACAGTGCAAATTAAAAAAGGTAGTACTTTCTGGGAGCAAGATAGTATTTATCAGCACATTACCACAGCTATTGGGTATTGTGTTGATTACGAGTGGCCAGTGCGTTCTGATCATCCAAAGGTTGATGTGAAGCCTATTGCATCTATCAACTACTTTGCTTCTAGGCGCTGATAATATGACACGTCCATCTAAAGAAGAACGTTTGAATGATATTCATGATAAAGCAATACGTGAGTTCAATAAAATTCAATCAACTTTCAAAAATGAACGTTTGCAATGTTTGCAAGATCGACGATTTTATTCCATTGCTGGTGCTCAATGGGAGGGTCCGCTTAGTACTCAGTTCGAAAATAAACCACGTTTTGAAGTGAATAAAGTTCATTTAGCCGTGATTCGTATTTTCAATGAATATCGTAATAACCGTATTACTGTTAATTTTGTCAGTAAACAGGGCCAGACTAATGAACAATTAGCTGAAACTTGTTCCGCTTTGTACCGCGCAGATGAACAGGATAGTTGTGCTGAAGAAGCATACGATAATGCATTTGAAGAAGCAGTTGGTGGTGGTTTTGGTGCTTGGCGGCTACGTGCTGTATATGAAGATGAAGAAGATGATAATAACGAATATCAACGAATTCGTTTTGAACCTATTTTCGATGCTGATTCATCAGTATTCTTTGATTTGAATGCTAAACGTCAAGATAAATCTGATGCTAAATCTTGTTTTGTGTTGACTTCTACGACACATGATGCTTTTCGTGAAGAATGGAATGATGATCCAGCTACATGGCCAAAGACTGTGTATCAACATCAATTTGATTGGTTGACACCTGATATTGTTTATATAGCTGAATACTACACAATAGAAGAAACTAAAGAAATTATTCACTTTTATCGTGGACTTGATAACGAAGAACGCAAAGTTACACAAACTGAACTCAATAATGATGATACATTGGAAGAAATTTTAGCGGCGACTGGATTTAAGGAATCTCGTCAGAAACGTGTTAAACATTGCAGAATACACAAATATATCATGTCAGGCAAAAGTATTCTCGAGGATTGTGGTTTCATTGCTGGTAAGCATATCCCGATCGTACCTATGTATGGTAAACGTTGGTTCATTGATAACATTGAACGATGCATGGGTCATGTACGTTTGGCAAAAGATGCGCAACGCCTAAAAAATATGCAGCTGAGTAAACTTGGTGAAATTAGTGCTTTATCATCGATTGAAAAACCAATCTTTACACCTGAACAGATTGCATCCCACCAAATTATGTGGGCTGAGGATAACATTAAAAATTACCCATATTTGTTGGTTAATCCATTAACTGATGGTAATGGCAATATAACAGCAGTTGGTCCTGTTGCATATACGAAAGCACCTGATATTCCATCTGCTATGGCAGCATTATTGCAAATTACTGAACAGGATATGCAGGATGTTTTAGGCAACCAACAAGCTGGTGAACAATTGCAGCCCAATATTAGTGGCAAAGCTATAGAGCTTATTCAAAATAAGCTTGACATGCAAACATTCATTTATGTTAGTAATATGAGTAAGGCCATTCGGCGTTCTGGTGAAATTTGGCTTTCGATGGCCAAAGACATATTGATCGATGAAGGTCGTAAAATGAAAGGTCTAGGAATTTCTAATGAGGTTCAAAGTATTGAACTATTACGCCCAATAGCAGACTCAGAAACTGGCGAAATTAAATACGAAAATGATTTGTCTGATGCTAAATTTGATGTGTCTGTGGATGTTGGTCCATCATCTGCTAGTAAAAAGCAAAGTACTGTGCGATCATTGACTGGTATGATGCAAATTTCACAGGATCCAGAAACTTTGCAAGTTCTTGGTGCTATGGCTATGATGAATATGGAAGGTGAAGGAATTAATGAAGTTCGTGATTACTTTCGTCATAAATTGATCAAAATGGGCGTTATAAAACCAACTGATGAAGAACTCATAGCACTACAAACTGAACAAGTCAATACACCATCTGATCCTAATACTGAGTTTTTGATTGCATCAGCTGATCAAGCAGCAGCTCAGGCCATTAAGGCGCGCGCAGATACTGTGCTTGTAGTTGCAAAAGCTCAAGAATCGAAAGCTAAGACAGCTGAGATACTATCCAATATCGATATTTCACAACGCCAGCATTTACTAGATATGGTTCAAACTCTTAGTGAGACAATCCCTCGTGGTGAGACACCACAGCTTACACAAGCAACACAATGAGGTAGCCACCTGGCCTCTTTATCAGGTGAGTTTGTATAGGGTTATGAACATGAGTATAAAAGCAGAAAGCCAAACAACTGAAAGCAAAGGTATGACTAACCCAGAAGTCGAGACTGAGATAGCCAACAATGAAACTATTGGTCAAGTTGTTGAGGATGAAAGTCTAGATACTGATGAGTCAGCTGAGCATGATGTTGTTGTGACTATTGGTGAAGAAGCACCACTCACTGAAGAACATACTCAAGCGCCAGAATGGGTACGCGAATTGCGTAAAAGTCACCGTGAACTTCAACGCAAGAATCGTGAATTGGAAGATAAGTTGAAGATCAGCATTGCAGAGACCAAACCTGCTGTGACCTTAGATCAAAAACCTAAACTCGAAGATCACGATTACGATGCGAATAAGTATGAGCAAGCGCTGGAAACCTGGTATGAGCAGAAACATCAAATTGATGAACAGACAGTTAAAGCGCAAGCTGAAGCTAAAGTTATAAATGATGCTTG